AATAATAAAAATATTAGATTCTATGGTTTTGTACATGAACACCCAGAAATATCAATAGGTGATGGTGTTGGTGCTTCGATGATATGCTCTGATATGATGATTTCTCATACTGGATATCTGACAGAAACAATAAGAAGAAATAGATTTACTAGAAATATACCGATGATGTTTAAAGACAGAGAGAAATATCCAGACCGACTTCTCGGCAAATTCTTAATGCTTAGAGATTGGGTACACATGGCTCGTTATGCTTTTGAAGAAAATGGCAAACGAATGAATCAAAAGACAATAGAATATTCGCAAAATGCAATAGCAGAATTTGAAAAAACATTTTTAAATGACAATAACATGTATCAAGATGAGGCAATACAGTTCTATACTGAAGCTATGCAATTCTTAAATCTTGGTCATGAATATTCAACCGCAACAATATTTGTAGATGGCACAGGGGCAAAACATAATATTGAAGTAGCTGGTAGATTCAAATCAGAAGATGATTTTAATACTATTGTCCAAAACAAATTAAGAGCTACAAGAAAAGAACACGATTCTGAGTTTTTGTAAAGTATATATAATTAGTTGACATTCTTATCTCACCTCTGGTATAACTATATCATGGAGGTACTATTTTATTATGAAAGTTAAAGAGTTAATAGAACAGTTACGAAAATACAACAATCCAGATGATGATATTGTTTGTGCTTATTGGTCTTTTAGTGATGTTGATGATGATTCATTGACAGATGATGAATGGCAAGAACTTGTTAGAAGATTTGATAATCATAGTTTTCAACAAGATAGTGATGACATACAATACACATTGAATGAGATAAGGGAGGAAAGATGTGAGTAGTGTTTATTATATAGAAGTAGAAACATGTGAAGGTTTAGAAACTCAATGGTATGACACGATGTTTAGTTGGGTTGATATGTTAAATGAGTATGCAGTCAATGACATGGGAGTTTATGCCTATGGAATTAAGGGAGGTGAAAGAGTTGAGTTGCGATGATAACAGAGATTCATTTTTAGAATCAAGATACGAACATTATCGAGAACTAGGTAAGAACGAAAAACAATCTCAAGAACTAGCTTGGGATGATTATTGGAATGAAGCCTGGGAAGAATACGATTATCAAGACAGAGAGGAAGAATGGCTAGAATACGATTTGGAAGGAGAGTTATCAAATGATTCCAGTAATGAACGATGATGAAATTAAAATTTGCAAGTGGATGGGTATAGTAATTTTGGGACTACTTTTTGCCCCGATATTAATGTTTATACCTGTTATGCTTGCTATAACTTTATTTGGAGGAGAAGGTTAATGAACGAAACAAAAAAATTATTTTATGAGGCAATGGACAACAGGAGAGAACACATGGCAAAAATTCAGGGTGATATTGATTTAAGTTGTAATGAAAGCGGACTTGCAGAGCCACTCTATTATATATTTTTGATGAGAGTAGCAATGAGAAAATTATATGAAAACTTAGATGATGAAAGTTACAGCCAAGCGGTTTTTGATTTGATGACCATGACAGCAGATGAAACAGACCAAGACAACATAGACCTCAACTAAAGTATATATAGTGGTTGACATCTTTATACCAACATGCTAGTATTATAGGGTAGGCACAAGACCATGCAGGATTCATGTGTCTACACTTACTTTACTGTGGAGGTACAAGTTATGAGAACTAAACAAGACTGGACTAGAACTTATTATAATCGAGCCAGATTTAAAGACCTAGCTTCCTTTAAGAAGTGGTTTTACAATGGCGGATGTAAGAAAGAGGCATTGATGAGGTTGGACTATATTCACATGTATCAACCACCTAGAACTATTTTAGTAGATGGTAAGAAGGTAAACAATCCAGAGTATCGCAGATTTTACAGAGGTACAGAGATGGGCAAGACCACAGTAGCCACATGGAGAACAGACAACGAAGAACATATAAAGCAATACGACAAAGAAAGTTACAGAAAGAACAGGCAGTATTATCTCGACAAGGGTAGTGAAAGATATCGTAAGGAAAAGGCAAGACTAAATACAATCAAGAATATGGATTGGTTAAAGTATTTTAAGCAAGACAAAGCTTATTTGAACAAGATTAGCAAAGCTTATGGTATTACTGTCGAGCAGGTCATTGCTATGTATGAGAACGGCAAATGTGAAATTTGTGGCATGACAAACAAAAGACATTTAGAACTGCATGGTCAAAGGCTACACATAGACCATGAGCATTACAGCGGAGAAGTAAGAGGACTATTATGCAATCATCACAATGCAATGATAGGATGGGCGGGAGATGATACATTAATCCTTGAGAAAGGCATTGAATACATCAAGAAGCATGATAAACGAATTAAAGCAAAGTCAATATAGTAGGTTGACATTATTATACAAAAAGGATATATTATTAACATGAAATTTTATTTTGCATACGGAATGAACACAAACCATTATGGGATGGCTGAGAGGTGTCCCAATGCTTTTTATTGCGGTAGCGGTTACATTGATAATGCCAAGCTTGTTTTCAAATCAGTTGCTGATTATGAACACAACAAGGGTTACAGATTGCACGGGGCTATTTGGTACATTACAGATGAATGTGAAAAAGCTCTTGATACTCTTGAAGGTTATCCAACTTTATACGGTAAGAGAAAAGAAAAGGCAACAATTACATTTTCAAAAACTCTTAGAGAAACTGAAATTTATGTAATGATTTACAAAATGAACAGAGATGGTTACTATCCGCCGAGCAATTATTACTATGAAATGCTTCATCAAGGATATAAAACAAATAGGTTACCAATGGCACAATTAAAAAAAGCTTTGGAAAATTCAAAAAGGATGGGTTAAAAAATTGTTTTACGAGAAAATTATAATTATTGCAACAATGACTTTAACGGCTGGGCTTTGTTGGTTAGCTGTTTATTTGATGGGAACATAACCGCCGACATATCGGCACACATACACTCTAGGTAAAGTCTATATAGTTATTGACATATTTATACTAACATGATATATTTATAACATAATGAAGAACAAAGAGAGGTACAACATGACACACACATTTACATTTACACATGATATGCTTTTACTGACTTTACAGTCTTTAGTTGCTAAAAGGGACAAGCTAATTGCAGACAAGGCAGACCATGACACCATTGAAGACTTACAACAGATAATTGGCTGTATGTATGAACAATGGGACAAAGCAAACGAAGGGGGGACAGCATGAGCAAACACGATTTAACATATAACGGATGGGCTAACTATGAAACTTGGTTAGCTAATATTTGGATAGATAACGACCAAATCATACATAACGAGATTATGGAATATTGGAAGGAACTCAACAACGGAGAACACGGGAACTTGAGCCAAGAAGAAAGAAGGCACAAGTTAAGCTCTTGGATTAATGAAGTGCTTACCCGAATGGTTGGACTTGATACACCAGAAGGGAACAGCGGACTTAAAGCCGATTTTTTAAGCCAATCTCTCCGAGAGGTAAACACAACAGAACTAGCAAACCATTTTGCTACTGAATAGACTTTTAACTGTCGTCTAGTCGACAGCAAGGGCGGTGATTCTCCTGGTTACCGCTCTTTTTTTTCGCCTCAATAAAACTAAAGTATATAACCTATGAAGCTGGAACAAGAACGGTTCAGTGTGGTAATTTTCGCCCCGTATACGAGGTAACTAAAGTATATAGAACAAACAGAGGTAGAGCTTAGTCCGTGTAAACATACATATATGCTAGATAAAGTATATATATAGTCCTGACAGGAGAGAGTCTGTGAAATTACAAATAAATTATAAACAAAGTAAGTAATTGAAATTAAAAAGAAATTAAATAAGTAAATTTACAAAAAGTACATAGATAACATATATTCTTGCCCGTAAAGTACATAAAGCAAATAAAATTTGTCAATAAAATAAAAATACTTATAGTAAAGTATAAAAAAATAAAATTAAAGTACATTTTTGTTTGTGTTTTGCTCTAAAAGTCTTTACTTTATCTAAAGTCTATTTAGCATCCGAGACAGACCACGGCAGGTCAGCCTCCAGACCCCCTATGGACTTTAACTAAAGTCTATTCTGCTCCCGCCACCATGAGCCTCCTGTGCTTCAGGCTCTACTTACTTTACCTAAAGTACATACTATGCCGCTAACACACATTTCGCTATGTGCGACGACTACTTTGTAAGCAATTTACTTTGCAGCAATTAAAAATTAAAATTTAAAATTAAAATTAAAAATTTACTTTGAAATTTGAAATTAAGAAGAAAAAAAATTTTAGGCAATTAAAAAAAAATTAAAATTAGAAAAAAAAATTGTGCAGAATGCACGGAAGTAGCACTTAAAGTATATAAGCACTAAAAAGAGAGAGAAGAAGCCCGCTTCGCTGCGAGCCTCCTCCCTCTGTAAAGTCTATTCACCATTGTAGGTGACATGGTCAATGCTGGCATCTTTTAATTCTCTAAAGAAGTCAACATCTAAAGTCAATGAGCTGTTGTTCTTTAACCAATGTCTTAACCTTCCCGCTTGGGATTGGGATATCCAGTTATCGATTTCCCATCTTGTTATTACCTTGGCTAAGGTTTGTTTTTCTTGTGTTATTAAGTTCATGATAAACCCTCCTAAAAGTCTATTTTTTGTTTTGGGCGGGGGGTTGCCCCCCCTTCCCTTTTACCATCCCATCTTTTGTTCGATGTTGGTTTGTATCATCTTGATTCTGTTTTTGATGATGTCGTCTGTATTCTCAGCGGTTGCCCTGTCAGTCCAGAACTTGAACTGTGTTCGGTTGCCCGCTGTGTATTGGAAGACCTTTCTCCAATCTTTGCCCAAGCTGTTGGGGACATCCAAGTCAGTAGCCATCAGCTCAATCTGCATGTATCGTTCATTCTCAGTTTTGAGTGATGTGTAGGTGTTTCGCCTAATTGCCTTCTTGACTATGTTCTGTGTGAACTTTATCCACATTTCGAATATGTCCTTTCTCATTGTAGCTTGTTGCTTTCTGAACTCGATTGTTCCGAATCTTGAGTTGACTGCTATCTCTCTAGTATGTCCTAGAATCCTGTCAGCTTGTCTGAGGAAGTCTTGAACATCTTCGCAGTGAGTAACAACCCTTTTTAGTTTGCCCATGTCCCTGCGGGTGATAGCTCGGATATTGACTGGTGACCCCCTTCTCACTTCTGGAAGTGCCAGGTCAATCAGTCTTGAGTGATTGTACCAGAAAGCTAGCATGTTGAATACCGCCTTCGGTGTACAGTCTTGAACATCCCAATGTATGTGATAGCCACATCTATGAGATACTGAACACCCCATGCTTTCTAGTTCGCTGAGGATGTCTTTCCAAGCCTGGACACCTGTATTGTCTTTAGCCTCGAATGAATCATTGAAGCATAGCTCCGATTCATCTGACCTTAGACTTGCATCCGATTTGACTGTAAGGAATGGAAACTTATCTTCGAGGTGTTGCTTGAAGTCAGCATATGAATGATTGGCATGTCTGATTTCTAAGTCTATCCCGAATCGTCTAGTCTTTTGTGTGTTGGTTTCTCTGTATAAATACATATGAATACCCTCCTGTAAAATTAAATAAGCCATTTGTTGTGAGTATAGAAAAAATACCTGTTGGTTTCTTTCGGAGCAAAATATATGCCTGGTGTGGCAAATATGGAAATGTCCCCTCATCTCTGAGGCAAAATCTTAGGCTACGGCTCGGTCACAGTGTGGCGATGCGACTCCGCTATCACTCGGGTGATTCATCTTTCAACCCACTCATTTCCGCCTTTTCTCTGGCTACATATATATAATATCGTACATTACTTGACATTAATAATTTTTTTCTAAATTAACGACCTTCTAAAACCCGCATAAACACTGGCTTTTATGAGGTTTGTATGTCCCATAATAAATTTATTTGTTGGTGATGTATAAGATTAACAGTTAATGTCCGCCCAAATTAATTTTGTCCAAATGGTATTCCTTTATTTCAATGATGCATCCTACAGGTATATTGATTGTTCCCCCATATGATTCAACTTCCCCATTTTCAAAACAAAAATCCGTGGCGAGAGTAATTATGTCGTCATTTTCATTGATGAGCATGCCTACGGAGAGGCAATAAGCTCCAGATTCATCTGCGGCGAGGTCGATGCCGACCCATTCTGAGTGTGACTTGGCATCCAACCATAGGATGCTGACAAATCGGTACTTAAAATCAGAAAATAATTTTGTAAGATTAAATTTGTCCAATTTGCTAACCTTTGTAATTATTGTACAATATTGTATGCCTATTTACACTACAGTACAAAATGTATTAGACCTATACCCAAGGGTAGGAAGTCTGTCATCAATCACATCTGCTTCAGTTGCTTTTTATATTGACCAGGCAGAAAATGAAATAAACGGATATTTGATAAATAACTACTCAATGCCCTTCAGTGCTACTCCACCCCTCATTCAGTCCTTATCTACTGAATATGGGCTTGTAAAGCTCTTAGAGAGGTTCTTTACACAAGAGACAGGTAGTGACAATGCATGGGTATCAGCAAGAAGGGAGTATGTACAAAATCAATTGACCATGATTAATTCTGGCGACTTAGGTTTATACACAAGTTCATTAGAGTTGATAGCATACAATCCAGACGATGCACCGTTTTCAAATACAATGGATTACAACCCAGCATTCAACATGCTTAATTCTACACATCAACAACTTGACGGAGATAGGCTTGAAGATGAATACGATGACATCGACAGAGATTCATATAAGCCTGATTTAGAATAATGGCAATAAAAGAAAGCCCGTTTCAACGAGAAGAATACTATAGACAGTTTAAGAAGATGCGAATTGGTCTAGGTAAAGGCTTTGGAGCAATCGAGATGGATATGACAGGTGTTGCCAGAGTTTTAGGCGATGTAGCAATTCTGATGGAATCAACAAGGTCAGAGAAGTTTATAGGAAAAATAGAAAAGTTTATTTACGAAAAAGCTTATAAAAGTTTAATAGATGCGAAGCAGTATGGTAGAGGTGGTAAAAGATTTCAAAATGTAAAAGAAGCTAGTAAAAAACATTACGACAAACTTAAAAAAATGTTTCCAAATATATACGAGCCAGAGCCACCTGGACAGGTAACAGGAACATTGATTGACACAATCGAATCAAGTCCAAAAAAAATATATAAAAGAACAGACAGAACACAAAGAGGTAGAGGAGCTGGTCTTGATATTACTCTTGCGGGAGCGGGTATCTCATATCCTAAACCTACAAAAGAAAATCCAGGAGAAAGAAGAACGGCTAACTATCCTTTATTCTTTCATGAAGGTAGAGGTAAAGGAAGTCGTGTTGCAAGACCGTTTACACCAACTGCTACAAGTATCGAACTTTTTGCAGCAAGAGAATTTAAAAAATTAGTTGATAGGAGACCAATAATCGCAAGACATTTTGGTATAGTGTACTAATGGCAATAATTGATTACATAGGCATAGAAACAAAAATAAAAACACTTCTGAATGCAGACAGTAGAACATCTGGGTATACAGTAGAGATAGAACCAGAAGACCCAATCAACGAAGCAAGATGTCCTTATGTGGCAATCTATTTAGATAACTATGAAACATTACTTGATACTGAAACGATTGGAGGTACAGCACCATATCTTACAAGACTAAATATACAGATTTGGATGTATCAGTTTAGTTTAGAAAATCTTGACGGAGCAACTTTGCGAGACGATATGTTGGGTAAAGTGAAAGAAGTTTTGAAAGAAAACAAAACTTTAGATGACAAAGTTTTATATTTTCAATTTGGACCAGGAACATTTGATACACAGAAGAATACTGCTGGACTTGGGTTCTTTAAGGGGGTATCATTAAACTTAGCATGCGAAGTAAAAGAATAGAATTTATCATTGGTGGCTTATCAATACCAGGTGTTGGCATGTCAGTTGCAGGTAAAGAAGTTGAAGTAGAACCTGATGTAGCTCAATCTTTAATTGACCAAGGTATTGCAAAAGCTAAAGAAACTGCTAAAATTACTAAAAAGAAAGAAAAGGAGAGTAAATAATGGGATATGGTATTGGAGGATATATAAGTTTAAGCAAACAAACAGCATTTGGAACTGCGACTACTAACAGAGTGTTTATCCCATTTGTTTCAGAATCTCTCACAGAAAACATTGAGCAACTACAATCAGAAAATTTAAAAAATGTTTATGATGCTCCAAATGATTTAGTCGGTATAAACAACACAACAGGTGACATAGTTTTTGAACCACATCCAATTTACATGGGTCATTTCTTAAACGGTTGCTTAGGAGATGCAACAACAACTTTTACATCTTCTGCGGCTAACCATGAGTTCTTACCAAGACAAGACGAATTTGCGGCAAACTGTACACTAAGACCTTACACAGTAGAAATTTTTAAAAATGTTGGCTCTGCATATCAAGTAACAGATGCACTTATCCACACACTTGCAATTGAAATTACTGCGGGTGCAATTATTAGAGCAACAGCTACTCTACATGGTAGAGCATATGGTAAAGTTGCAAAACAAACTCCATCATTCATTGAAGCAGACCCATTTACATGGAATGAAACATCTGTTCAGATTGCAGGTTCAGCTAACGGCGAACTTGAATCAGCAACAATAACAATTGAAAATCCAATAGAAGGTATTCCAACTCTAAATGGTTCACTCAACGAAGGCAAACTTCTTAGAAGTGATTTTAGAAATATCACAGTATCAGGTGACCAAGACTTCTCTACACAAGCAGAAGAAGCTAAGTTTAGAGCACAGACAAGACAAAGATTCTTATTCACAATAACTGGAGATGATATCGGTGGTAGTAAAAATAACGAAATGACATTTGATTTACCAAGTGTTAACTATCAAACTTATGCTTACCCAATTGGTGGTCCAGGAAGAATCACTGCTGCTTACGAAGGTAAAGCTGAGTACGATACATCAAGTTCTTATGCATTAAGAGTTACAATGCAGAACACACAAACAAGTTATTAAACAAGGAGGAAACTCATGAAGTTCAAACTTTTAGACAAAGAGCTATCAGTTAGCCCTGCTACACTTAGACAAATACATCATTTAGAACAAGAAGTTGGTAATGTTGAAAAACTTACACAAGATGCACCATTCGATACAATTGTAAAAATGATGAGTGTTATTCTAAAACATAACCCACAAGAAATAAATCTTGATTGGATTTTAGATAACTGTTCTATGAATGAATTAAAAGTTCTTAATGAAGCCGTTGCCTATTTTTTAGGGGCAAATGCACAAGAGTAGAGAGTAATCTTGTGCAACTTATAGATTTCTTTGCTTATCACTATGGTTGGTCTAAATCTGACATTACAGAATTAACACCTGATGAAATCAATCGACTCTATGGTATAATTCGTAAGAGAGAGCATAAAGGAGCAAGGAACAGTAAATGACCAGAGCCGTACTATCGTTTAACATTGAGACTAAGAGATTTGCTACACAGCTTAATAAAATCTCTAAAAACATTAACAATGTTAACACTCTTGTTAAGACGATGGCTAAAAGCTTCCGTGCTCTTAACAAAGCTTTACCAGCAATAGAAAAATTAGCCGCCGCACAAGTAAGGCTTGCTAATCAATCAAGAAATACTACAAGGTCAATCAATCAAGAAACCCGTGCCATACAAGGCAATACTGCTGCTGCCGCCAGAAATGCAAGAGCTAAATCTGGTATCAGAACAGGTCCAGTACAAGGACCGCCTGGACTAGGTGGCTTCCAACCAGTTCAAGGACCACAGATTCCATTTAAAGAACTTCCAATGAAAGGCTTAAAAGCTGGTGTTAGTGGTTTTAAAGCTTTAAAAGGTGCAATGAAAGGCATTCCTGCTTTAGGAACTGCTATAGCCGCAGCTTTTAGTGTTAAACAATTAGTAACATTTGCTAATGATGCACAATTTGTTGCAAACAGATTAAAAGTTGTTTTAGCTGATGGCGAACCAGTAGCTCCACTATTTGCTAAAATTAGAGATGTTGCTATTGAAACAAGGACACCTTTAAGAGAAACAGCTCAAATGTATCAAAGGTTAAGACTTGCTTCTAAAAATTTAAATGTTTCTAACGAGCAAGCTATGAAAACAACAGAGTTGTTTGGTAAGTTGTTAACAATACAAGGTGCAACAGCACATGAAGCTCGTTCTGCTCTTACACAGTTTACTCAGGCAATACAGTCTGGTAAATTAGCTGGAGACGAATTTAGGTCTATTTCTGAAAACTTACCTGCAATTTTAAATTTAATTGCAGAAGAAACTGGTAAACCAATAGAACAATTAAAAGCCTTAGCAGAACAAGGTAGATTAACACCTGACCTTTTAATCAGAGCTATGCTTAGAGCTGAAAATCAAATCCGTGCAGATTTTGAGAAAACAGGTGTAACAATATCTCAAGGTATGGAACAATTGAAAACTAGAGTAACTTCTATGGTTGGAGAGTTTTTAAGGTCAGAAAGAGGCTCTGAATTGTTAGCAAAATCTTTTGCATTTTTAAACAAATTGTTAGACGGATTAGTAATTGGTTTTAAAATGGCAGGTACTGTTATTAAAATTTTAGTAGCTCCTTTTAAAATTTTGTTTAATATAGTTGCTAAAACAGCAGAAATTATAAACACATTCAGAAGTGATGTTGATGAATTAGCTATAGCAGAAGAAAGGCTAGCTCAAACTCAAAAAATGATTGCCGATGGTAAGTTTCCTATGGGTGTAGAAGCGGCTAATCACCAGTTGCGAGAACAAGCATTAACAGTTATTGAATTAAGAAAAGCACAAGAAGAACAAAAGAAAACACAAGAAGAACTTAACGAAGTAAATAATGCAGCTATTGACAGAATCAGAGGTCTAAATGGTCAATTTAAAAAGTTTTCGAAAGAAGTTACTGTTGATTTATTAGACTTCAAAGAAGATTTTATGGACACCGTGTTTAGAACATTAGCAATAGATTTTCCACAAGGAGTTGGCGATGCATTTGCCGAAACCATTATGGAAGGTAAAAGCATGAAAGAACAAATGAAATCTTTATTTAAAGATATGGCAAAACAAGTTATAGCTCAAATAACAAGAATGATAGTACAAATGATTTTAATGAGAACAATTATGGCATCATTAGGAATGACAAGTCCAACACTAATGCAAGGTGGTGGTATTGGTGGATTCTTCAGTGGACTTGGCGATATGGTTTCTGGAACTTTTGGCAAAATAGGAAAAGTTTTTGGTTTTGCAAATGGTGGTAACCCACCAGTTGGTGTACCAAGTATCGTTGGTGAACGAGGACCAGAGTTGTTTGTTCCAAGAGCAGCAGGCACAGTAATACCAAACGAAGCACTTGGTGGCTCAACAATAGTTGTAGAAAGATTAGAAATTATGCCTGGAGCTAGTATTGACCAAGCACTTACAGAAAAGCCAATGTCATATTGGGTAGACTTAACACAAGAAAAAATATTACCAGCTTTGAATACATTGGGACAAGCAGGTAATACAACAACACTTAGCTTTAGAGGTAACAGATAATGGCAATATTATTAGGTGTTCCAAATTCAAGTTATATAACAATCACAGACCATGCAAGTTATGGTTATAGATTTGGTGCACAGCTAGATAAAAAAGATATCAGAACAAAAGGTGGCAAACTGTTTACCTACATAACACCTGCTTCAACATTCAGAAGATTTAAGATACCAATGACATATGTAGAATCATCTGATGTAAGTTTGATAAACTCTTATTTTACTACAGCTACAAATCTTAGATATATTGAAGATGACACTTTTCCAAATAGTTTTTACAATGTAAGAATAGTGGGTGTAGCAGAACCTTTTACAAGTTTTCAAAAGCCTTATTTTAGACAAAAATATGCAGGAGAAATAACAATCGAAACTTATGAGTGATAATAAAATTGTTGGAATGATAAGTTTGGTTGGTGGCATATTATTAATGCTTATTGGAATTGATTATATATTGAGGTAGAATTTAGACATGGCACATATTTATGATACAGCTAGACAATATTTAGCAAGTGGCAGTATTAATTTAGCAACTGCTACAATTGGTGTAACACTTGTAAATACAACATTATATACATTTAATGCAGCACATGATTTTTTAAACGACATCCCTGTAGCAGCTAGAATCGCAACTAGCTCTTTATCAAATGTAGCTGTAGCATCTGGAAGA